GCTCTGCACCAACACCGTCAAACAGGATAAATTTACCACTGTCTGAAGCGTCACGAACCATACCTGCGTATTTGTCCGCACCATCGTTGTATAGTGAGTAGAAACCACTGTCTACGCTGTCGCCTGTGTTGTCTTTTGCATACTTAACAAGCGGGTCAGCGATGCTTACAGTTGTTGAATCAACCTGTGTGGTTGTCCCTTGAACAGTAAGGTCACCAGTGATGGTAAGGTTACCATCCATTGTGTCGTTTTCGTTACTCTTAAGATACGCACCTTCACCACCAATCTCTAGGATGGTGTCGTCATTCATGCGGTAATAGAGTTTCTTGGTGGCTTCAGTAAAGCCGATTTCACCTTTTGCAATCTCCGAGGTGGTCGGAGCGGCGTTATCCGTAGTATTGCGTTTGATTTTAATGGTGTTTGCCATGTCCGTCTCCTTTAGTAAGTTCCTGCGTCAATCTCTTGGGTATATACCCATTCACCCGATGCCGCATCATATTTCAGCATATCCCCATCACTAGGCGGGGTCTGTGCGGACGGTAAGTCCTCACCCCCGATTTGCGTTGGGCCTGGGGGTCCCTGAGTGCCGACTGACACCACCTCGAGTTGGGTGCTAGTGATGTTGACTGAGTTAGTAGTCTCAACGACTGTAACCGTTTTGTCGCTCATCGCGTAACCTCCCTTGCTATTGTGAATGTCCCCGCTAACAGTTTATCCACAATATCCCCTGAAACCAGTTCAAGGTCATACACACCCTCCACACTCGGCAAAGCCGCTGTATCTCCCGCCGCTATTGAAAGGGTAACTGTTCCTGCGACCCCACCCATGGAAATGCGTCCATTGCTAGTGGTAAGGTCAATCAAAGAAGTATCATCATAGGTTCGGCGCATCTGCATACGCGCATCATAGCCCGTCAAATTGATAGGGTTGCCGCTACTATCTTTATAAGTGATAGTGATGCCGAAAGTAGAGCCTTGCTCCAATTTCAAATGATAAACGCCCGCACCCATTTATTAGTCCTCTGATTTCTTAGCGCGAGGCTTACGGGCTACCTTGGTTTCTGTTGGGGCCGCATTGCCACCCACTTCATGAGCCACGCCCTGCTTAACAAAGAAAGATAAAGTCTTTACCTGCCAAGCCTCACTGCCTTCATATTCTTTTCCCGCCTCATAGGTCATGGTCGCACCGCCAGATGCGTTTGCCATTCCTACTGCGTTCTTTGTCATCATTACTTTCATAATAAACTCCCTTTAGGTAAGGGAGGCCCGAAGGCCCCCCGTCCCTTATTGGTGTTATGCCATTTCCAAGACCTTCATCGCCTCAGCAAGCACAACCTCACCGCCTACACGACGACGAGCGATGTAGCGAACATTGCCGCTAGATGCTTGAGAGAACGGGTCACGGAGAACAGACAGTGCAACACGGTCGACAATCATAAAGCCTCGGCGGAAATCACCGTAGATGATTGGCTTAGTGCCAGTTGCAATATCTGCACAATCAGGTGCTTCCACATAAGGGGAGCCGTAGATTGTGTTTGGCAAGCCTGCTTGACCAGAGAAACCAGTCTGGAAGATATACTGACCCGCAGTATCTTTCAGTTTACGGATTTCACCCAGAGTAGCACGGTTCATCATGAATGATGCGTTCTGCGCGTAATCAGCCTTCAGGCTGTGAACAAGGTCAAGAACCTCATCCGCAGTGATTGCTGAAGCAGATGCCGCTGTCACGCCAGATGCAACGGTAGAACCGTTAGTGATACCTGTTGGCTTGTTTGTGCCATCACCAGAGATGAACGCCGAGCCTTCGGCTTTAGCGAACTGCTCTGCAAACTCAAGATTCATTTCTGCTTCTAGGTCGAATACAGAATCTTCAAGCAATGCAGATGAAATATCTACAAGAGCATAAAGTTCATGAGTTGGGATGGTGTTCAGGCTAGTTGTGTAACCAGTAGTTTCTGAACGAGTGCCAGCTTCCGCAGTCCAAGCCGCCGCAAAGGTTGCAGTCTTTGATGGGACTTCAATCTCTTTGTTGCTTGTTTGACGAACACGGGCAACGGAACGCACAGGGCTGATTTCAGTGATAACCTTAATCAGTTCCTCTACATATTCCGCAGGAGCCAAGTTACCCGCAGTTGCAGAAGTGCCGACAGTCAATGCCTTTACTTCATCTGGGTCCATGCCTTCTTTGCCTTTACGCATGAAGCTTTCCCAGATTGCGAGGTTTTGGTCAATTTGCTTTGCTTCCACGCCCGCATTTGGACGCTTCATCATTGCCTCAATATCATTGAGTTTTTCAGTCATAGACTCTGCAGATTTAGTCTGCGCTACGAGTTTTTGATTGAAGTCCTCGAACTTATCAAGGTCCTTTTCAATAGCCGCTAACTTACCCTCTACGAGTGGGTCAACATGGCCTTTTTCTTCAATCTGCTTGAGACGCTCGTCATTGGCCTTCTTAAATTCTTCAAAGGCACTAGCCATGCTCTCAACAGCAGATTTGACTTCAGTTTGATTAACTTCAGACATTAGTCTTCTCCTTTGTTTGATACATTAGATTGTAGGATGTTTGTTAGATGCTTGATTGCATCTACCAGTTCAGGCGTGTCATTGTCTCCTGCATCCCGCAGGTCAAGTGCCTTGGTCAAAGCGGATGCCCCAACCTTTGCTTCGTTCCTAGAAAGGCCACCTGCATCCCGCAGGATTTCTTCCCATTCACGAATACTTTTATCCGCCCCCTTAACCGCAGAAACCCGTGCTTTAGGGTTCATTGGGAAAGTAACGGCGGAAATCTCCATAAGGTCAACCTCTTTGAGTAACCGCTTTTTACCACGGTCATCATAGTCTGCACCTTTTGGGGAAACTCGGTAACCAATGGATAGGCCATCCAGTGCGCCCATCTTCATTAGTTCATAAACTTCACGACCACGCTGTGTTCCCATAGCAAGACGGCCCTTGACCTTTAGGCCACGGTTATCCTCTATGATTTCATCAAACACACCGATTGGTTCATCAGGGCGGTGTTGGTAGAGCATTTTGACTGCTCTCGCCCCTTTCTTGCCAATGGACTTGGCGAATGCGCCTTGGACTACAACATCGTTGCCAAGGTCTTTATTTCCGAAGATAGAGCCATAACCGCTGAACGCGCCCTTTTCTTCTTCGTCATCTCCGTGCATGGCCTTAATGTCAAACTTAACATCAAGAGTATCCTGCTCGTAATCCTCAAAGCCATCGTCAGCAATGACTTCCTCATGGTTTATATCGGTCATCTCAGCCTCCTTTGTTTTGCCTCGGAAACTGCTGAGACATACCGCAACCCTTTGGTCTTGGTCAGCATACTCAGCCTGCACAGAATCATTGTCCATACATCTCGACATAAAGTCCTCCTCATTTTCCCCTATTGAGGGTTTAGGAATCGGCATTTATATCTCCTATCGCTTCCCACATCATATACTCATAAAACCTTTCTGACAACATTAAGTATCAATAACATCATCTTCAGGCGATACATAAATTAACGCACATCGACAATTTATCACATTACCTGCACCCCCTCTTGGGTCTGCGGGCCTGCTCATTCGATAACTAATGCCATCATATGGCACTATAAAGTCCTCATCCATTGGGACTCTGACCCCGTTCATCACCGTATGATGCCCACGGGTTCGGGGGTCATTGACTGCTACCCACTGCTTCTGCATCTGCGGGATGTTAAGCGTTTTTGCCACTTCGTGGTTCGCATAACTAGCCGCATTGTGCGTCTCAGTCCTTGCTATGGTTGCGGCTCTAATTTTGGTAAAGCCGCCACGCATTGCCTCAAATATCTCTTTGCCTATGACTGCAACGCCCTTACCCTCTGCTTCTCCCGCCACGATTAACTGCGATATACGCCGTCTCGTAGTGTTTGCAATGTTAGTAATAGCAAATGCACCATATTCAGTAAGATAACGCCTGATAAGCGCCTCAAACTGGCTTTCATTTTTACGGTATCTCAACAACCGCAAACCAAATTCATCAATCACAGACCTATAATGTGGCTCTAAGACTGACCTTAATTTTACATCAATGCTTCTTTCAGATACGCCTATTTGCTGACGCAGTTCATATTCAGCCTGAGCCTCTGCGCCAAACTCTGCGAAAGCGGTAATTAGATTAAGGCGTAACTTACGCTCATAGCCAAGGCGGACCCTGTTCTGCTCAATAACTTCCTTGCGG